CGAGAGAGCGGAGAGGCTGCAACGCGAGATGTTGCACAACGCCACCGGCCTCACCGAGCGCGACCTCCTCTCCCAAGCCCTTCTCGAAGCCCACAATGCCGGAAGGGATGAAATGCGGGAGGAAGCGGCGAAGGTGGCCGATGTTTGCTTGTTCGATATTCACGACAGTCCGCATGACTTCGGGGCCCTGGACCTTGGCGGCATTCGTGCGTCCGAAAAGATCGCCACCGCCATCCGTTCAATCAAATAGGGGACTAGACACATGGGGCGCAGGGGACCGAAACGCAAAGCAGTGCAGCGAAGGATTGAACAAGGAGCAACATGCGTACGATGCCATTAGATAAGCCGCTGGGACGGCAGCGAGCAGAGTTCAAGATTTATGCGTCGGTAGAGTTCGATGATGACGGGGTGAATGCACTTATAGACCAAGCTGCGGATGCTATCCTGTCCAAGTTTCCTACTGGCGACTTTGTACTTTTGGCGGTGGAGCCGGTCGGAGAGGTTGGGCCCAAGGATGTCATTTGATGAGCCAGATGGACAGCCGCCAAAGTTCGATCAAGCGACTCTTGTCCCGCCGATGACGTCAATGTTGACCTGGTGTGGATGGAGTGCCCGCCATGGCCGATGAATGGGGCGTCAACTATCGGCCTCGGCCAAAGTATCAGTTTGTATGGTGGTCGCGCCTGCAATTCTGGTTTGTGCGCGACCGTCCGCCTCTGGCCTTCATCTACGCATGGCGTTGGCACATTGGCCCGCTTGAGGTGCGCCGCTGGAACGACGACCGCTTTGCGCACATGCGCGAGATGAGGGTCAAGCCGCATCAGATCATGGAGTTCGAGGAACTCTGGAAAGCATAAGGTGATACACATGGGGCGCTGGTACGCAATCGAGACTAACGTCAAGTGCGAGGACAAGGCGCTGCGCAATCTGCGCTTGGCTGGCTTCCGTGCGTACTCGCCATTGGCCCGCACCGAGATCTGGAATAAGCGCAAGCGGGTGCATGTCGTGCGCGAGCTGCGCCTGATGCCGCGCTACCTGTTTCTCGAAACGCATGGTGAGGTGCCTTGGTACGTCATCAGGGCCTGCGAGGGGGTGCAGCGCGTCCTGGGGGTAGATGGCCGGCCCGTCGCCCTCGGCCGCAAAGACGTGAAGGCACTTCTCGACGTGATGGAAGCCGAGGAGAACCTGGAGTTCGATACGACCCGCGCGGCCAAGATCAGGCGCGGCGAAATCGGCAGGACCAAGGCGGAGACAGCCCGCATCAGGTTCAAGGCTGGAGCCAACATCACGATCACCAAGGGGCCATTCGCTGCGTTCTCGGCAAAGGTTGTCACTGTGAGCGGCAAGGGCAAGCTGGAAGCGCTGATTTCGGTGTTTGGTCGCCTCACTGAGGTAACCGTTGATCCCGAGTGGGCGGCTCTTGACCTGGAATCCGAAGCAGCTTAATTGTCCATATCAGGACAAAGCGCTGCGACTGGCGAGGGACTTCGTCGCTATCGCCGGTGGCGCCCCAGCCGAACCACCATTCGGCGCGATGGCTTTTTATTGTCCAGAAATAGCCATTGGTATGACAATGGCGTCAGAGCGGCGCGTCAGAAACCCAGCCACGGTCGCCGCTTCGTCGCCAGCCCAATTTCTGCATAAGCGCCGGTAGGGCTCGGGGCAACTCGGGCCCGGTTTGATTCCCGGCCTCTGTAGTCGCCAAGCGTCGACAAGCCGGGGCAACCAATTACTCCTCGCCAGATCAGCAACGTCTCGCATAGACGCCAAGTGGTCTGGCTACGCTTTCACCGCCGCGCGTCTCCACCGCCAAGCCGGGTAACGGCGTATCTCAGCACTCGATGCGCATAGCGTCAAAGCCGGAGCGCGGCACCCGCAAGGGGCATGTAAGCCGGCCAATCCAGTGCGTCCAGTACACATCCAGTAGAATAAAACTATCGCCAAGTGTCCCCGCGCTGCTCTGGCGTAGGAAGGATTTTGCGCCATGTCTGATGAAACAGCAGGAAAACAGGCGCCGCACCTTTTCAAGCCCGGACAGTCAGGCAACCCAAATGGCCGGCCGAAGGGCGCGCGTTCAAAGCTGGGCGAGCAGTTCCTTGAGGCTCTGCAGGCTGACTTCGAAGAGCACGGCATTGCGGCGATTGCCCAGGTGCGGGCGGACAAGCCAGACGCCTACCTCAAGGTCATCGCTTCGCTGATGCCCAAAGACCTCAACATCAACGTCAACCAGTTCGACGGGATGACGGATGACGAACTCATTGAGCGTATCCGCGCTCTCGACGCCACAATCCGACCTTTCCTTGACGCTCAAGGCGAGGATGCAGATCGCGGCCGAGCTGGCGAGACGACAACGCACTAACCGGCTCAAGCACTATCGGCCATACGCCAAGCAGCGCGAGTTTCACCTGGCGGGGGCGACCCATCGGGAGCGGCTGTTCCTTGCGGGAAACCAGCTCGGCAAGACAATGGCTGGCGCGGCGGAAGTGGCAATGCACCTCACCGGCCGATACCCCGACTGGTGGGACGGCAAGCGGTGGGACAGGCCGACAGTCTGGTTGGCAGGATCTGAAAGCTACGAGCTGACCAGAGATGGCGTACAGCGCCTTCTGGTTGGCCCGCCTGACAAGGAAGAGGAATGGGGCACGGGGTTCATCCCCGGAGAATGCATCGTTGGTCGCACGCGGCGCATGGGCGTATCCAACTCGCTAGACAGCGTCACGGTGCGGCATGCCAGCGGCGGCGCGTCAACGATCCTGTTCAAGGCTTACGAGCAGGGCCGAGGCAAGTGGCAGGCCAACACGGTCGACGGCGTGTGGTTTGACGAAGAGGCTCCGGAAGACGTCTACATAGAAGGCATCACCCGCACGAATGCGACGCGCGGCATCATCATGATGACCTTCACGCCGCTCCTAGGCATGTCGAGCGTGGTGGCGCGGTTTATCATGGAAGACAGCGACGACCGCATCGTCACCACGATGACCATTGACGACGCCGAGCACTACACGCCGGAAGAGCGCGCACGGATCATCGCCAGCTACCCAGCGCACGAGCGCGAGGCGCGGACCAAGGGTATCCCGTCGCTGGGTTCTGGCCTGATCTTCCCGGTGCTGGAAGAAGACATTGTGGTTGAGCCATTCTCCATTCCTGCCCATTGGGCGCGGATCGGTGGCATGGACTTCGGCTGGGATCACCCGAGCGCGTTTGTCGACTGCGCCTGGGACCGAGACGCGGACGTGTTCTACGTCACCAAGGACTATCGCAAGTCTCAGGCTACGCCGATCATTCATGCCGCAGCGGTCAAGCCGTGGGGCTCGTGGTTGCCGTGGTCGTGGCCTCATGATGGCAACAACGACACTGCGGCCGGTGAGCACCTGTCCAAGCAGTACGGCGAGCAAGGGCTGATCCTGCTGCCGGAGCACGCAACATTCGAGGACGGCAGCAACTCGGTCGAGGCCGGGCTGATGGAAATGCTGGACCGAATGCAGACCGGGCGGTGGAAAGTGTTCTCGACCTGCAAGCACTGGCTGGAAGAGCGCCGACTGTACCACCGCAAAGACGGCAAGGTCGTCAAAGAGCGCGACGATACGATTTCGGCAAGCCGCTATGCGCTGATGATGAAGCGGTACGCTGAGACCGCTCCCAAGCCCTACGTGGCGCCGAAGAAACCTAACTGGGTGGTGTGATGCTGACGCTCACGTTTGTCGGCATGGTTGGCGAGGCGCGCAAGTACGCCCTCACTGACACCGGCTACGCAGACATCTTCGTCGTCAGCAATGCGCAGTTGAAGGCCGACCCAGACAATGCGGTCAAGCGAGCCATTGCAGAAGCGATGGCAAGATACGAAAAGCGGGTGGCCTGATGCCAGCACTAAGCGATGACGAGCTTGGCGCCATCCTGTCGCGACAGGTGTCGCAGGCCGATGACCATGATCGGTCCGACCTCAGCGGCACGCGGACCAAGGCGCTCGACTACTTCTTCGGCCGCATGGACAAGTATGTCCCTCCCGAGCCGAACCGCTCCAGTGTCGTCAGCCGCGACGTGGCCGATGTCATCGGATGGATGATGCCGCAGATCATGCGGGTGTTCATGTCCTCGATGGACTTTGCCGAGGCAGAGCCGGTTGAGGAGGGTGATGTCGAGTGGTCCAAGCAGGCAACCCAGGGGCTCAACCACACCTTCTTCAAGGAGAATGATGGCGAGAGCGTGATCTACTCCGCCTCGTGGGAGGCGCTGCTGTTCTCCGATGGCATCGTCAAGACCTATTACGACGACACCCCGCAATATGCCGTGTCGTTCCATAGCGGACTCACCGATGACCAGATGGCGCAGCTCTTGCAGCCAAACGAGGACGGTGACGAGCCCGAGGTGCTGGCGCACTCCGCCTACGAACAGATGTGGGTTGACGAGACGGGGCAGCAGATCCCCGTCATGGTCCATGATGTGCGGATCAAGCGGCTGAAGGCCAAAGGCTGTTTTGTCGTGGAGTCGATCCCGCGTGGCCACTATCGCAAGAACCGGTCGGCAACGTGCCCCGATGAGGCGCTGTTCCAGAGCCATGTCGAAAGCAAGACCCGCTCCGAACTGATCGAAATGGGCTTTGCCCGCGATCTGGTGGCATCGATCCCGGTGGGTGGCTCCTATGGCCGCGATGGCGAGGACGATGCCCGCGATCCGCTGCGGTATAGCGCCGACATGGCGATTGATGCCTCGACCGAGGAAGTCGACCTGCACGAATGCTACGCTGTCATTGACGTTGACGATGATGGTGTTGCGGAGACGATCCGGGCCTATCTTGGTGGCGTCGACGGCTCGGTGCTGCTTGATTGGGAGGTGTGGGAAGACGAAACCCCGTTCGATGCCGTGCAGGGCGACCCGATCCCGCATCGTTTCGAGGGGCGCTCGGCATTCGACCAGACGTTCGACATTCAGGACGTGAAGACCGTTCTGACGCGCCAGTACCTCAACAACCTCTATGCATCAAACAACCCGCAGCGCTTCGCCAAGGGCAAGATTTCCAATCCCGAGGAACTGATGACCCCGTCGTTCAACGGCGTGGTGTTCGGGGATGCCAATGCTGTCGTGGAGACGCTGGAAGTGCCGCTGGTGGCCGCCAATGCGCTCAATGGGCTCGCCTATCAGGACGAGGTGACGCAGCGCCGCACGGGCGTCGGTCGGCAGTCCATGGCGCTTGACCCCGAGGCCCTGCAAAACCAGTCGGCCACGGCCAACCAGAACAACAAGGATGCGGCTTACTCGCAGATCGAACAGGTCTGCCGCAACATGGCCAAGGGCTGGCGCAAGGTGTTCCGCAAGCTGCTGCGCCTGATGATCAAGCACCAGGACACGCCCAAGAGCATCCGCCTGCGCGGCGACGAGTTCGTGACCATCGATCCGCGCCACTGGAATGCGGACATGGACGTGACCATCAATGTCGGGCTGGGCACGGGCTCGCGCGACCGCGACATGATGATGCTTCAGCAGGTGCTGGCCAACCAGATCGGGCTTGCGGATCGGTTCATGGGGGCAGGGGCCGTAGAGCAGGCCATCGACATGCTGCCAAAGATCATCAACACGATGACCAAGATTGCCGAGAGCGCAGGGCTTCGCGACCCGGACTCGTACTATCCCGAGGATGCTGACGAGATCGTCGCCAAGCTCAAGGCCGCCGCGGCACAGCCGAAGCCAAATCCGGAAGTGGAGAAGGCGCAAATCGATGCGCAGCTTAAGGATGCCCAAGCGCAGCGCGATCACGAGTACCGGTTGAGCCAATTGGCAGCAAAGCAGGAAATCGACAGGACGGCTGCTGACAACAAACTGGCGCTCGACAAGTACCAGACCGACCAAGAACTGCAGTTGAAGCAATGGCAGATCACCAAGGAAATGGAAATGAACGAGCGTTTGGGCATCCACAAGACAAATGTGAACGCCTCCGTTCAGGTTGGCGGAAACCCCGGCTAGGAGCCACACATGGCAATCAATCATGGCGTAAAGACCGTAACGACCGCCGGAACCGATGTGGCGCTGGCTACTTCGGCGAGCGCCCGGTGGGTGATCATTCAGGCGCAGACCGACAATACCGGCGTGATCGCGGTTGGCGCCTCGGGCGTTGACGCAACGGTCGCGACCGGGACTGGTGTGGCGCTGGCGGCGGGTGAAAGCCTGACCATTCCAACAGAAGACCTCGCC